GCGGCTTTGGCGGTGGCGGCGGAATGGGCCGCGGCGGCCGTCGCCGGATGCGGCCGATGATGGGTCGGGAGGCCGCGACCATCGACGCGCCGCCGCCGTCGCTGTCGCAGCTCTTCGCGAGCGAGTTCAGCCCGATGCAGTTCGGCGGGCCGCCGCAGCAGCGGGTTGAGGCTGGTCCGCAGCCGATGTCGGAGCCGCAGCCGCAGCCGTACATGGGCGGCGCGCTTCCGACGCCGGCGTACTCATCGCCGTCGCCGTTCTTCGCCAGCCCGTTCGATCGCATGGCGATGATGGGCGGCTTCCGGTGAAGTCTCCCGCCTGGCAGCGCGCGGCGGGCAAGAACCCGCGCGGCGGGCTGAATGCTGCCGGGCGCGCGTCGTACAAGGCGCAGACTGGCGGCACGCTGAAGGCGCCCGTCAAGGGCGCGCCGGATTCGCCCGAGGAGATGCGCCGCAAGGGTTCATTCTTGACGCGAATGGGTTCCATGCCCGGGCTTCTGGTGGACGAGCAGGGCGACAAGACGCGCCTCAAGCTGAGCCTCGAGGCGTGGGGGCACCGTGGAGACAAGGCGAGCGCCGTCGCCAAGGGGCGGCGGCTGTTGGACCGATACCGCAAGCAGAAGGAGAACCGCTGATGCCGAGCAAGTCCGCCGCGCAGGCGCGCCTCATGGCCGCCGCCGCGCATGATCCCGCCTTCGCCAAGAAGGTGGGCGTACCGGCGAAGGTCGCCAAGGAGTTCAACAAGGCCGACAAGGGTGGCAAGCTCTTGCGCGCCAAGCGCCCCAAGACCGGGCTGCTGGCTTGAGCGAGCGCAACCCGTACATCGACGCCGGCCGCGCGGTGCAGGCGAAGGAACTGATCGAGAATCCGATTCTGGTCGAAGCCTTCTCTGAGCTCGAGCGCCGGTACATGGAAGCATGGCGCCAGAGCAAGCCCGCCGACCAGGAGGAGCGCGAGCGCCTGTGGCTCGCGGTCGGAATCTTGGCCGAGATCCAGCGCCACCTTCGCGTGGTCGTGGACAACGGCGTCATCGCCAACCGAGACATCGACAAGTTGTCCGGTCGGCGGTGAATAATGGAGACATGAGCACTACCGGCACGGGTACACCCCCGGGAAACGTACAGTCCACGCAAGATGTCTTCGAGCAGATGCTCGCCGCCGATGAAGGCGAAAACGAGCAGCCCGAGACGGAAGGTGTGGTGGCAGAAGAGCCTGAGTTGGCGGCAAGCGAGTCCGCTGACGAGGGCGAGCAGACCGAAGGCGAGGAGGAGGCCGAAGAGGCGCCCCAGCAGGTCCAGACTTTCCGCGTCAAGGTTGACGGGGAAGAAGTCGACGTCCCGCTGGATGAGCTGCTGAAGGGCTACTCCCGCACCGCGGACTATACGCGCAAGACGCAGGCTATCGCCGAGGCCCGGAAACAGGCCGAGAAGGAAGCAGCGGCGGCGCGGGAAGAGCGGCAACGGTACGCACAGACCTTGGCAGCCCTGGAAGGGTCGCTCAAGTCGCTGCAACCGCCCGAGGTCGATTGGGATCGCCTGTACCAGGAGAACCCGGTCGAGTGGGTGAGACAGCGCGAGCTGGTCCGGTCCAGGCAGGAGCAGGCGGCATGGGTGCAGACCCAGAAGCAGGCTCTGGTGGAGCAGCAGCAGGCGGAAGAGAGAGCGGAGGCCGAGAAGACCCTCGAGGCCGAGCGCACGAAGCTCTTGGAAGCCATGCCGGAATGGCGCGACGCCGACAAGGCGCGCGCTGAGAAGGCGAAGATCGTCGAGTATGCCACCGGGAAACTCGGTTTCACGACCGAAGAGATCTCGGACATCTACGACGCTCGAGCCGTTCTGGCGCTGCGCAAGGCGATGATGTTCGACGAGCTGATGAGCAAGCGCGATCAGATGCGTCCGAAGATCATCCAGAAGGCCAAGCCCATGCGGGCCGGGTCTGCCTCCACGCCGAATGCAGGCAAGGTCGTCGCATCCAATGCGGCTCTTTCAAGACTCGCAACCAGTGGCAGCACGCGCGACGCGGCTGCCGTGTTTGAACAATTCTTGGAGTAACGACCATGTCCCAGACCAGCAACACTTTCGATACCTTCAACGCGAAGGGCATCCGCGAGTCCCTGTCCAACGTGATCTACAACATCTCGCCGGAGGAGACGCCGTTCATGTCGAACGTCGGCCGCGAGAACGTGAAGAACACGTACTTCGAGTGGCAGACCGACTCGCTCGCCGCCGCCTCGACCACGAACGCGCAGGTGGAAGGCGACGACATCAGCGCCTTCGACTCGACCGCTGCGACCACCCGCCTCGGCAACTACACGCAGATCAGCAACAAGACGCTGCTGATCTCGGGCACGCTCGAGTCGGTGGACAAGGCCGGCCGCCGTTCGGAGCTCGCCTACCAGCTCGCCAAGCGCTCGGCCGAGATCAAGCGCGACATGGAGAGCACCATCCTCACCAACCAGGCGGCCGCGGCCGGCTCGGCTGGTGTGAGCACGGCGCTCCGTCGCACGGGTTCGCTGTTGGCCTTCCTCAAGACCAACACGGACAAGGGCACGGGCGGCGCCGATCCGGTGTACACCAACTCGCCGACGGCGACGCGCACGGACGCGACCGCCGCGAACCTGCGCACCTTCACGGAGTCCATCCTCAAGTCGGTCATCCAGAAGGTCTGGGCGTCCGGCGGCACCCCCAAGGTGCTGATGGTTGGCCCGGTGAACAAGGCGCGCGTGTCGGGCTTCGCGGGCATCGCGGAGATCCGTCGCGAGGTGACGGGCAACCGTCAGGCGACCATCATCGGCGCGGCCGACGTCTACGTCTCCGACTTCGGCAGCGTGAACGTCGTCCCGAACCGGTTCCAGCGTGAGCGTGACGCCTTCGTGCTCGACCCCGAGTACGCCGGCGTTTCGTTCCTGCGTCCGTTCAGCACGGTCGAGCTCGCGAAGACGGGCGACGCCGAGAAGCGGATGCTGGTCGTCGAGTGGGGCCTCAAGGTCCACACCGAGGCCGCGCACGGTCTCGCCGCCGACCTCACCACGACCTGATCGGGGTGATGTAAACTCGGGGGCGCCGGTAATGGTGCCGGCGCCCCTTGAGTTGAGGTGCACATGCAAGCGACGGGGAAAAGGCTTTTCGACTTCGACCCGACGACAGGCACCACGAAGTGGTGGCACTACGACGCCGACCGTGACCAGGCGACCATCGAGACGGTCTTCGAGGTCGGCGACATCGTGGAGCAGAACAAGGCCCAGTATGCCGCGACCGACGAGAGGACGCGGTGGGGCGAGTGGAGCAAGGTGGCGTCGATTCCGATGCCGTTGTTCTACCGGCTGAAGAAGGAGGGGATTGTGGACGACCCGGCTGCGATGAAGCGCTGGCTCAACGATCCCGACAACAGGTTTTTCCGGACTCGGCCGGGGCGCGTATGAGCCGCTCGGTCGCAGTCCTGGTCCCGGCACGGGACACGGTGATGACCTCGTTCGCCTATGACCTAGCGCGCGCGATGTCGTTTCACACCGCGACAACGGACGATCGTGTGCTGCTTTACACCAGCCACGGGACTCTGATCGCCTCTCAGCGGATGGAGCTTGCTCGGCAGGCTCTCGAGGAGAAGGCGGACTATCTCCTCTGGCTTGACTCAGACATGCGGTTCCCGAAGGAGACCATCGGGCATCTCATCCTGCGCGACAAGCCGATCGTGGCCGCGAACTACGCGACGCGCCGGATGCCGGTGAAGCCGGTGGCGATGATGGACAACAACGGGGAGATCGGGCGGGTGTACACCGCGCCGGACTCCGAGGGCCTGCAGCCGGTGGACTACATCGGCATGGGCGTGATGATGGTGAAGCGCGAGGTGTTCGAGAAGGTGGAGGCGCCGTGGTTTGCGATCCCCTACTCGACCATCGGGAATCACTACATCGGCGAGGACGTTTTCTTCTGCAAGAAGGCGCGCGAGGCGGGATACGAGGTCCTGTTGGACCATGATCTCTCGCACCAGGTGCGTCACATCGGGACCTTCGAGTACTCACACGAGGGCGCTTGGGCGATGAAGGAACAGGTGGATGGCCCTCAACTCATACAGCGCGCTTAGGGCGAGCATCGCCGACTGGCTGAACCGGGACGACCTCACGGCGACGATCCCGGACTTCATCTCGTTGGCCGAGGCGCAGCTCGAGCGCCGGCTGCCGGTGCAGAAGCGCACGCAGCGCTCGACGGCGACCATCGACACGCAGTTCTCGGCGCTGCCGTCGGACTTCGTGTCGGCCAAGTCGCTGGTGCTGACCTCGACGGCGCCGGTGCAGCCGCTCACCTTCCTGACCGAAGACGAGATGGACTCGAAGAAGTCGGTGTACCAGGCGACTGGCCGGCCGCTCTTCTTCGCGCTCATCGGGAGTCAGATCGAGGTATTGCCGATTCCCGACACCGGGTACACGGCGGAGCTGACCTACGTGGCGACGCTCGCCAAGCTCTCGGACGCGAACACCTCGAACTGGCTTTTGGAGCGGCACCCGGACGTGTACCTGTACGGGGCGCTTTTGCAGGCGGCGCCGTACCTGCGCGACGACGAGCGCGTGGCGCTCTGGACGCCGCTCTATGGGCAGGCCATCGAGGACATGATCTTGCAGAACGAGCGCGCGGCATTCAGCCAGGGACGCATGGCGATGACGGTGCGGCCGACGCGGGTGATCCCGTGAACATCGCAGAGCTTGGGACGGTGCGCGTCTTCACGACGGTGGACCGTGGGTTCACGCCGGAGGAGATTGCCGAGCGCGCCATCGACAAGATCATTCACGTGGGTGAGCGGAGCCACCCTTTGCTGCTGGAACAGGCGAAAGCATTCCGGGAGCAGATTCGCGCCGTATTGGTCCACTACCTTGCGGAAGCGCAGCAGAACGAGCGGATGACGATTGCCGCCAAGCTGCGCGCCGCCGGGCATTCCTCAATTGCAGACTTTCTCGGAGAACTCTGATGCCCATTACGCAGGCCATGCCGACCTCTTTCAAGGTCGAGCTCTTGAACGGAATCCACGCCTTCGGCACCACGGTGAGCCGTGGTAGCACGACTGCCGACACCTTCAAGTGTGCGCTCTACACCTCGTCGGCGACGCTTGATGCGTCGACCACGGTGTACAGCACCACGAACGAGGTGGCGACTGGCGGCGGCTACTCCGCGGGCGGCAACACGCTGACCACGGTGGCGCCGACCTCGAGCGGCACGACGGCCTTCACGGACTTCGCCGACACCACCTGGTCGACCTCGACCATCACGGCGAACGGTGCGTTGATCTACAACAGCACTCAGTCGGACCGTGCTGCGGCGGTGTTGGCCTTCGGGTCTGACAAGTCGTCATCGGGCGGCAACTTCACCATCCAGTTCCCGGCCGCGGACGCGTCGAACGCCATCATCCGGATCGCCTGACCGTGATTCTGCTGACCAGCACGTCCGACCTCATCCGGCTCACGACGAGTGACGCGGGTGCGGTTCATGTGCAGGCGTCGTATGTGGACCTGTCTGGGTCTACGGTCACGCCGGGGCGCACGAATACCGTCATCTCGACGGCTACGACCACAACGGTTGTGGGGTCGCCTGCATCCTCGACGCAGCGCAACCTCAAGTCGCTGATCGTGTTCAACGACAGCAGCACGGCGGCGAATCAGGTCACGATTCTCCACACAGACGGCACCACGGCGGTGGACCTCTACCAAGTCTCGCTCCCGGCGCAGACGGGTGTGGTCTACACCGATGGTCAGGGCTGGACGCTCTACGGCAACACGCGCCCGACCAACACGCAGACCTTCAGCGCCAACGGCAACTGGAACAAGCCGACGGCCTTCACGCCGAAGGTGGTTCTGGTTCGCGCGTGGGGCGCGGGCGGTGGTGGCGGTGGCGGTGGAAGCCTGTCCACGGCTGTCGTCACGAAGGGCGGTGCAGGCGCGGGCGGTGCGTGTCGCGTGGAGGCCATCTTTACGGCTGACGCGCTGACCAATACGGTGAGCGTGACCATCGGCGCGGGCGGCGCTGCTGGCGCGGCTGGCGCGGCTGGCGCTGCGGGTGGTTCTGGCGGCATCGGTGGCAACACGACCTTCGGCTCGTACCTCACGGCCTACGGCGGTGGCGGTGGCGAAGGCGGCGCGATTTCGGCTGTCGCAACTGGCGGCGGTGGTGGCGGTGGGTGTCACGCTGCGGGTGGTTCTGGCGCTGCTGGTGTGGTTGGCACCGGAGGACTGCCCACCGGGTCAACGACCGCGCCCGGTATTGCCGGTCAGGGAATGTCCGGCACCAATGCAACCTCGACCACGCATTACGCTTGGGAGGGCGGCGGTGGTGGCGGTGGTTCCACGAACGTACCGGCTGGCATCGCGGGCGGCGGCTCCGTGTGGGGCGGCGGCGCTGGCGGGTCGGGCGGGCATCGTAGCGCAACGCCTGCGGTCGTGGCGGCAACGGCTGGCGGCGGAAATATCTCTACTGTCGGCGGCGGCGGCGCGGCAGGCACGAGCGGCGCGACTCCCACGGCGGGCAGTCCCGGCTCGGCTACCAACGGCGTGTCTGGCGGTCAAGGCGGCGGTGGCGGTGGCTCTACGGTCACGGCCTCGACCAACGGCGCTGCGGGCGGCGCGGGCGGACTTGGCGGCGGCGCAGGCGGCGGCGGTGGCGCGGGCAACGACCCCGGCACGGGCGGCGCTGGTGGCGTCGGTGGCGACGGGTACTGCATCGTAATGGCGTGGTGACGCCGTGATTCTGCTCACCTCGACGGCGGACAAGGTGCGGGTGGTCACGGGATCGGCGGGGACCATTTCCGTCCATGCGTCATTCGTTGACCTCTCCGGCACTACGGTCACGCCTGCCCGCACGAATACGAGCATCACGACTGCGACCACGACCGATGTGGTGGCATCGCCTGCGTCCTCGACTCAGCGCACGGTCAAGGTGCTGTCCGTGTTCAACGATGGCGCAAGCCAGACCGTGACGGTGCAGCACACGGACGGCACGACCACGGTTGACCTGTGGGCG